AGGAGTTGAACAACAAACTCGATGACTTCTATAAAGCAATGAATTGGGAGAAGCCAAATCCTAACTTGGCAGCTGCATCACAATTCTTCTCATTTTAGTGAGTGTAACCAACTACATAGTAGAACACTGTCCAAGAAGTCACATTGTGGAATTCGTGGAGAAATACCATTATTCAAAGAATATGAATGGTCTAAAAACATCATATTGTTTTAAGTTGATGGATGGTGATACTATGATTGGCGCGATGGTTTATGGTAAGATTGGAATGGGGGGTGTAGAACAAAAATATACCGACAATCCGGATGGTTTGTTAGAGTTAAAAAGATTGGTATGTGTTGATGATACTCCGAAGAACACCGAATCATACTTTATCGGATGGTCATTAAGGTGGTTACAACGAAACACCGATTTGGAGATGATTATATCATACGCTGATAAAACATATGGACACGAGGGTGTGGTCTATAAGGCAACTAATTTTAAGTTTGTGGGTGAAACACAACCGGGTCGAGTTATTATGTATAATGGGGTAAGATACCACGACAAAACAATACGAACCAAACACAACGATAGGTACAAACCATTTGCAGTTGAAATTCGTAAAGCACTTGAAAATGGTGAGGCTAAGTATGTCAAGACCAAACCAAAAAACACATATGTGTATTACTTCAAAAAAACAAAACCAAAAATATCCAAATGGTTTGGATAATTGGAAATAAATTCGTATATTAGTAAAATAAATAACAAATAAAAACAATGAAAAAGAATTCTATTGAAGGTTTCATCTCTCGTTACAACTTGGGTGGTGAAGTGGAGTCAGTAAAAGTTAATTCTACTGACGCCGGAATGCAAGTTTCATTCATCTCTGATGACAAAACTCTATTGGGTACTGTTGAGAGTGAAGAGACTGGTTTTCCAAATGGAGAGTATGGGGTTTATACCACATCTCAATTAAAAGGTCTACTTGGTGTATTGGGTAGTCAAGTTGATGTATCCGAAGGTACGGCTGCATTGGTATTCTCTGATGGTAAAACTTCAGTAAACTATATGTTGGCTGACCTTTCAGTAATTCCAGTAGTACCTGAACTAAAACAACTTCCACCATTTACATCTAATGTAACTATGGATGGTGATTTCATCGCTACCTTTACAAAAGCTAAAGGTGCTATGTCTGATTCAGACACGTTTACATTTACTTGTAAAGAAAACAAAGGTGAGGTAATTTTAGGTTACTCTAAAATCAACTCTAACCGAATCTCTATGAATGTCGAGTGTACGTGTGAAAGTGATGTTGAACCAATTTCATTCTCAGCTAAGTACTTGAAAGAGATTCTAAGTGCTAATCGTGGTGCTAAGTCATCTTCTTTGAAGATTTCACCACAAGGTCTTGCTCACGTTGCATTTGAACATGATGGATTCAAGTCTAATTACTATTTAGTAGAGATTAAGTAATATGCAGTTTTGGGACACAGAACCAACGAAGCCGGTGTTTGACTATGATGTTGAGAAAGCAAAGTTCATTGAGAATATGGACTACCTTTCATCAATGTCAGTAGAAGAGCAGACGCTTTACAAAAAGTGGGATGAGTGGAATTCAGACTTACCAACTTCAATGAAACGGAAAGCCGCAATGGCTCAGTATATTGACCAACTATGGTCACCTACTGACATTACGAATAAGGACCAAACAATCAAAGAGATTGAGGACCTTGACCCATACGTTGAGATTGTAACTGACTCCAAAGAATCCACTCGTTGGACTGAAATCCGTAAGTTAATCCATACAATGTCATTCACTGCTAATCCAGGTCGTAATGTAAAGATGTACATTAAAGACCGAGTAAGTGGTAAGATGTTGGGATTGGTTTCTTTGGGTTCTGATGTCACTTCATTGGGGGTTAGGGATAACTATATAGGATGGACTAAGGAGAATAAATTCCAAGATGGTAGATTGAATCACACTACAATAGCAAGTACTATTGTGTGTACTCAGCCATTAGGATATAACTTCTTAGGTGGTAAGTTAGTAGCCTGTATGACTACATCTCCAGTAGTTCGTGAACATTGGAAAGAAAAGTACGGACAAGAACTTATTGCAGTAGGTACTACTTCACTATATGGTATCCACTCCCAATATAATGGTATTCCACATTTCAAAACATTGGGTGAGTCAGCTGGTAAAGTTGCTACCAAGCCAGATGATTCGGTTTATGATGTATGGCACCAATGGTTAAAGGAAAACGATCCAGACGAGTATGCTAGACATACAACTCAGAAAGATGGGATTGCTGGGCCTGTATCGGGTGTAAAGCAACGTATTCTATCAATGATATTCAAAGAATTGGGTATTAAACAAAGTCATTATATGCATGGGTTCAAACGAGGTGTATACTTCGCTATGTTGTATGATAATGGAAATGAGTTTCTTCGTAATGAGATTGACGAAAGTGAATTGAAGCTAAAGAAGAAGTTTGAGGAAGGTGACGATTATACTATGAGGTGGTGGAAGAATAAGGCTATTAAACGATACTCTAAACTATTTGATGAGGGTCGTATTAAGCCAGAACCATTATTTTATCTTGACATCATTGGTATGTCTTGGGAAGAAGCAAAAAAACAATACTTAAAAGAAGTAGGACGATGAGTAATTCACTATGGGTTGAGAAGTATCGACCAGACACATTAGAAGGTTATGTGGGTAACGACCATATCCTTGAGAAGGTAAAGATTTACATCGAGAACGATGATGTACCACACCTATTACTTTATGGAGTAGCAGGTACTGGTAAAACCACTCTCGCTAAAATCATTACAAACCAAATTGATTGTGATGTTATGTACATCAACGCTTCGGATGAAAACTCGGTTGATGCAGTTCGTGATAAGATTCGTGGGTTCGCATCATCTATGGGATTCCGTAAGTGGAAAGTTGTAATCTTAGACGAGTCTGATTATTTGACACCAAACGCACAAGCAGCACTCCGTAACTTAATGGAGACTTTCAGTAAATCAACACGATTCATATTAACGTGTAATTACGTGGAGAAGGTAATTGACCCTATCCAATCACGTTGTCAGACATTTGCTATCGCACCTCCATCAAAGAAGGAAGTAGCTAAACGTTTACACCAAATCTTAAATGAAGAAAGTGTTACGTTTAACAACGAAGACCTTGCCGTGTTGGTGAATAGTGGATATCCTGATATTCGTAGAGTACTGAACGCAGCACAACGTCAAGTTGTCAAAGGTGAGTTAAAGATTGACACCACATCTACTGTACAAGCTAATTACACCGATAATGTAATTAAGGTTTTACAAAAGAGTGGTGACATCAAAGAACAATTCACGGAAATCAGACAAATCATCAATGATTCAAAATTAAAGGATTTTACACCATTGTATCGTTCTCTTTATGACGAGGTAGATAATTATGCAAGTGGTAAAGTGGGTCAGACTATCTTAAACATCGCAGATGGTCAGTACAAAGACGCAATGGTAGTTGATAAGGAAATCAACGTAATGGCGATGATGTTAAATATATTAATAACAATAGGAAAGTAAATTATGGCAAATTCAAACGAATTATTCGAACAAATGACCGAGCTATTTGCAGACTTTACTGAGTCTCACAATGGAACAACTAAGAAATCATCTACCCAAGCTAGAAAAGCAATTGGTGAGTTGAAGAAATTAGTTACTGAGTATCGTAAGGCTTCGGTAGAAGAAAACAAGTAAGTTATGGCTAAGAAAAAAGGTAAAATCGTAGAGATGGGTCAACCGGCTCAATCTCCACAAATGAATTTGGATGTTACAAAACTAAAGAATGTAACGTGTCCTCAATGTGATGGTATTTTCTTTGATGAACTACAAATGTTCAAAGAGGTATCAGCAATGCAATCTCCAAATGGTCAACCATCGATGTTACCAATCCCAGTTGTTGTATGTAATAATTGTGGTACAGTACATCCTAAGTTTACACCAAAAGAGTTATTTGAAGATGTCTCAACCGAAGAAAAGTAAGACATTATTTCAACATCTTTCGGGTATCAAGGAGCAGAAAGCTTCTTGGGAGTCTCTATCGGTTATGGATAGAAAGAGTTTCGAACCATATATGGTGAATAGATTTTTGTCTATGAATATGGGACTCCTTGAGCTGGTCAATGAACTACAAAAGTACACCATTGGTCAGCTCTCTCCGAGGGATGTTTACAAGTTATATTTGGATGTTTTACCTAAGAAAAAGTCATTCGACAAGTATATCAAAGGTAGTAAGGAATCTAAACATCACAATATGGTAGTGGATTATCTATCAATGTACTTTGAAGTATCAAAAAGAGAGGTTTTAGATTACCTTGAAATCCTATCAAAGGATGAAGTTACCAACATTATCCAAAAGTTTGGAGTAGATAAAAAAGATATTAAGAAATGGCTGAAGTAATAAGAGAAGCAAAAAACAAAGTAGAGTGGGTTAAGGAAGAGGAACGGCCAATCTATGAAACTGGAGTTCAACAATCCGCACGAACATATTGTGAAGAGACTTATCCTGAAATGATGGAAGAGTACAAACGGATTATGTGGGAACAATATGAAACTTTTTGTAAGAAACAACGTAACTATGGGCCAGGTAACATCTCGGTTGGAACTCCGTTAGAAACAAAGGATGATGTGAAATTGTCACTAACTGGATTGTGGTTCAGAATGAATGATAAGGTGCAGAGACTAAAACAACTCGTAGTATTGGGCCAGCCAGATGAGGTTGGTGAGTCACTACAAGATACCTACGCTGACCTTTCTGTATATGGTATCATCGCCCAATTAGTCCAAAACGGAAAATGGGCTAAATAATAACAATTTCTTAACATAAGAATTTGGTAGTTTACGATATATTTCGTATATTAGTATAAGAAAAGTAAGAGTATATGAAGAAGTCCGTAGTATCAAACATATTTAATTTTCCAGTTCACGAAGAGAAACAAGGTGACTCTAAGATTTCCTATTCTCAGTACACGATGTGGGCTAATTGTCCTAAACAATGGAAATTGACCTATATGGATGGTCACAAAGACTTT